AAACAATTACTTTCCCGGCAACAGTGCGGGCTGCTCGATGATCTCCGCGTCTTCGATTTCGTCTTCCCGGACAGCGTGTCCGGCCTGAACGCCCTCGACGAGAGCGCCCAGCGTCGCGCGGATCTCGTCCGGCGACGGAAGCGTGAGTTTGTGCTCGTGGTGGTGGGACGACCCGATCCCGCGAGCACGGTCGATCTTGTCGGTCAGAACGCCGTACGCGGTGACGATCTGGGCAAGTGTGCCCTTATCCTCCCGCAGACGATCCTCGATCTTGCGAAGTGCAAGGTCGCGAACGCGTTCCGCCTCGGAAATCATGTCGGTCGCCACCTGCTCGATCTCGTCGAGCTGAGGCGGACCTTCCGATTCCCACTTCTTCTTCCAGCGGCGTACGGTGTTCTCCGGGACACCCGTGTCGCGCGCGGTGCGCTTCACGTTCCCTTCGTTCGTCGTGAGCACGACGTACACCGACGCGATCTCCGCATCGGTGTACGCCTTAGCCACTCTGTGCCGCCGCCTTCTGGCGCATCTGCGCCATCCGCATCGCCGCCTGCTTACGCGCAGCATCGAGCTTCATCTGATGAAGCTCCTCGGCGTGCCGCAGGGACTGCGCGTGCTTGTCATGGCCGCGAGCCATCTCGTGATGCGCAGCAACCACCTTCGACTGGGCGAGCGCGGTCTGATGCTGCGCCTGCGCCATCGTCTCAGTGTGCTCGTCCTGCGCATGCGCGATCTCCTGCATGCTCGTGACAGGCTGGAGCGGGTGATTACCCGACCCTTCACCAGTGCCGTGATCTCCCTGACCAAGGAAGTCACGGACATCCGTATCGAGCGGCAGCTCGGCCATCGTCTGAGGCGTCGCCTGGAAGATGCCGTGGTTGCGCAGGATCTCCGCACCGACCGTCGGACCGACCGTGCCGCGCAGCGAGAGCGTAGTCTTGACCGGGTCGCTGACGTTCGGCATCGAGATCACCGTCTGCCACAGTGCGTTGTAGTGCTCAAGGAAGCGCGCCTGCACGTCCGGCGGGTAGTTCTCGAACTCGGTCGTGAGCATGTGATTGCGCATGACCTCAAGCGACTTCTGCCAGTTCTCGAACTGCACGGGAGAGAGCGCCGCTTGCTGAAGGTACTTCTGCACCTCTTGCGCGCTTTGGAACCCGAAGCCTGTCTCAGGGTTGATGCCCTGCTCGACCATGGCCGCAGCCTCCTGGAGCGCCGGGATGTTCAGCGGCTCGCCCTTGATGAGCTTGTCGATCTTGCGGTACGCGAAGTCCTCGTCCGCCGCGAGCTTCATCTGGATCGACTTCAACCCGGCTAGCGGCAAGTACGGGATCGCGTCCTGGATCGATATGGCGTTCATCTCGACCAGCTCCTTGATCTGCTGCACCTGGCCCTGCCGCGTGCGCGGAAGACCGGATCCGGCCTCAGGCTCGAACCCGAAGCCGCCCGCGAGATCAGCGTTGATGAACTTGTGCACCTGCACCGAGCCGTTCGGTCCGCGGATCTTGAGCAGCCGCGGCTCGATGTAGTACTTCTGCGCGAGCATCGCCATGATCTTCCCGGCCCGAGCGAGCGCGATCTCCATGCGCTTGATCTCGGGTGAGAGCTGGTCCGCGACCGCCTCCTGCACCAGCTCGACGAGATCGCCGGAGTCAGTGCGGGCGGGAAGTTGCGAACGCTCCGTCGGGATCAGGTTGAACAGCCGGTCGAGCCGGGCCTGGATGTCCGCGACGTACTCGAACGCGTACGCGGGGATCGCAGGCATCGGCCGCCACTGCGGTACCTGATTCTGGATCGGGGCGTACTCAACGACAAGACCAGGCTCGTCGGTGAGCTGCTGCGAGAGTGACCCTATCGGCGCAAGCATCTGCGGACGCATGGTCAGGTTCATATGCTCCGCGATGCGGCTGATCTTGACGTTCAGCTCCTTCTGGAGCGGGCGCGCCAAAGTCATGCGCGACAGGTCGTAGACCTGATTCAGTCCCTGGATCCCCGGGAACTTCACGAGCGGTAGCTCGTTGAACGGAAAGTCCCAGTCCTTCTGTTCGAGGATCTTGTTCGGCTCCTCGATGAAGTAGACGACGCGCCCCCGCGGCAGTGCAGGCTGTGGCCGGAAGAATCCGACGTACACCTCACGCGCGGTGAGCGAGCGGGAATCCCGCTGGCGCGTCCACTGAAGCTGCGGCCGAAGCGCGACCGAGGTCGTGTCCGGCGCGACGTCCACGCCCCAGCGCGCCTTGATCTCGTCGACGTCCATCGGAAAGCGCGCGATGACGTACTTCGCGTCCTCGAACGTCGTCGCGACCGGGTCGATCCAGACCTGCTCGCCGGAGAGCGCCTGGATCTTGATGTCGCCGAGGTACATGACCTTCTCGAACTTCGAGAGGATCGCGTTCGGATCGGTGCCGGACTGCTGGGCGACCTGGAAAATCTGGTCGCGGTAGATGTCCGACAGCTCATCGTCGAGCACCGGCTGACCTGTCTCCGGGTTCAACATCACGCGGAACTCCTTGCCCGCGTACGGATCCCAGGTGATAAGCCAGTAGCCCTGACTGATCTGCGCGTGGGTGAGCGCCTCCTGCAACTTCGCGTTGAGATGCATCTCGTCCCACCAGTACTCGTAGAGCCGCTCAGCCAGCTCCGCGGCCTTGACGTCGCGGTCGCCCGAAGACTCCGGGACCGCGCGGATCGTCGGCCGCGTCTTGGTCATCTGCGCAACGAGCTGATTGGTGCCGGGCGTTACCTGATTCGCAGTGAGCCGCACCTTGTAGCGGGGCTTCTCGCCGTCCTCAACACCAAACGACTCGACACGCCCGGCCGCGCCGTTCCAATAGACCCACTGGTAGTTGTTGTAGAACGCGCGGTTGTGCATCCACTCGCGGTTGAAATCCATCCGCAGGTGGTCAAGCTCCTTCTGCTTCTGAACGAGCCTGTTCGCGTCCCGCACGATGTCGCGCAGCGCAAGACTGCGAACAGGGGTCGTGCTCGACCCCTCAATGGCCTCGGCCACGCGTCACCCCCTTCGGGTGCTAGGACTGTTCGACTGAGATCGGTACGCCCGCAGCCGCGCGCAACTGGCGCAGCGCCTGGCTGTACTCGGTGGCGTCGATGAAGCCGCCATCTTTGAGGGCCGCGAGGTCCTCTTCCTCTTCGGAGATGTAGAACGGGCTGCGTGTCGGGTCGGGCATGAAGTCCGGTTCGGGCATCGACTTGATCGAAACCGCGGGCGGGCTGACTATGCCGGAACCGAAGTGCTTTGCACGCAGGAACTCGACCTCGTCGGCGAGTGCCTTGATTACGCGCAACGTCTCCTTGTGGCGCAGCTCGTACAAGTCGCGCTGCACCTCGATCAGTTCACGCAGCGCATCCTCGCGCGTCCTGCGCCGGACGATCTTGAAGATATTGACCTCCTAGAACTCGGTCCCCAGATCGGGATCCCACGGACGATTGGAGCGTTTGGTCTTCAGCTCCTTGATCTGCTTGAGCGCCTCACTCTCGACATCGCTGCCGTCGACGTGATCCTCGATAGCGGCGGCGTACGGCTTGCGCGGGAGCAGCACACCGGCAGCTCCGAGTGCAATCTCTACCGCGTCGAGCAGGTCATCATCCTGGTTCTTCTTCTCAGGATCGAAGTTGACCCACTGGTCGATGAACTCCGGCATGTTGCGCCGGATACGCACGCGCCCAGTCTTGAAAATCGGGGACATTCCGAGGATGCGCTCGTTCTTCTTCGAGCCTGGCGGTGTCCACACGGGCACGACAGGAGGTAGTCCTTCGAGCCGGTACGCCATTTGTGCGAGCGCGCGCTGGTAGGCGTTCGACTCAATGCCGATGATCTCCGGCCGCCACTGCTGGTGCCACTCACGAATCTTGTCGAGCTGATCCGGGAACTCAATGCGCCCGACCCAGTAATCGAGCAGGAATGCCTGCGAGTTGTCCTCCGTGAGCCCGATAACCGCCATCGCGAAGTGGTCTGCGTTATCTGACAGCGAGATCGCCGGGTCAATACCAAGGAAGATGCGGAGCTTGTACTGCCCCGTCTCAGCGTTGAGATAGGGCTTGATCGTGACCTCGCCGGACTGAATGTCGGGGTTGCCCTGCGTCCAGTAGTGCAGCCAGTCGCCTTGCAGCGCGATGCCGGTGAACGCCTCGAAGCTCGCCAGGAACTCCTGACGGAACATGATCGGGTGGTACCGGCGACGGTAATACTCCCACGAGCGCTTCGGGAAGAACGGGTTGTCGATGCTCGTGTACTCGACGCGGAATTGCGCCGGGTCACTCAGGGCATCGCCCTGGAAGAACTCCTTCCAGAACCAGTTCTTACCGTGCGGCGTCGTGGTCGTGATGACCAGCCCGAGCTTGTCGGCGAGGGCAGGAGCCGTGACAAGCCACGCCTCATCGTCCTCGATGAAGGCGGCCTCGTCGATCCAGAGGATGTCAAGGCCCGCGCCGCGGAGCGACTGCGGGTTGTCGGCCGTCTTGAACTGCACAACCGTGCCGGACTCAGTGAATTCGATCCGGCGCTCGGTCTTGTTGTACTGGTAGTCGCGGCCCTTGATGAGGCCCGCCTGCGCAATCACTTCGAGCAGCGTCGCGAGACTCGGGAACCCGGACGGATAGTCCTTTGCAAGGATCCAGATCCAGAGCGGGCGCTCGCTGTCGACACCGTGCGCGTCGCGGTGAAACTCGCGCGGGTGCAGTGCGTAGAAGAGCACCTCCCACGCGGCCGAAAGCGTCTTGCCACCGCGGCGTCCTGCTACTAGGTGGCGGAACTGCGCGAGGTTGCTGTCGTTGCCGAGTGCGCCGTGAAAGAGCGCCTGCCAGACGTGCGGACGGTAGCCCTTCTGAGCGAACCACCAGAACTTGACAGGAAGCCGCTCAACCAGCTTCGGGTACTCGTGCTTTGCGAGATCCTCCGAACGGTGCGGCCCCCCGGCCAGCACCGAGCGGAAGTTCAAAGCGTTACCTCCTCAGGAGTTTGCGCAGGGCGAAGCGGAGCTGGTCATGCCAGCTCGGGAAGCGCGCGTGTGCGACGGCCCAGCCGGGCCTAGACGTTGACACCGAACTTGCGCCGGATGGCTGCACGCACGTCAGCACAGGTCTGCTCGCCATCCTGGCGGCAGTCCGAAAGGGCGGCCTCTGCGTGTCCGCGGTCCGGGATCGGATAGCTGCCCGGACCGGGCGCTTTCTCCGGGTAGACGTAGTCCTCTGGACCAAGCGCGCGGCGCTGCGACATGTCAAGGCGAGCCACTACCGCTTCTTCCCGCCGAAGTTGCGCGCGAAGTTCGCCTTCTTCTTCATCGCGGGGCTAGCCTTCGAGCCCGGCGCGAGTTCCTTGCGGGCGAACGCCTGCGTGCTCATCCCGGCCTTCTTCGCGGCAGCCTTGAACGTGCCGCGCTTCGATGCCTTGATCTTGATCGGCTTCTTCCGAGTTGCCATCTACATCACCTTCTTCGAGCGAGAGCGCGAACGCCTCGGCTTCGGAACGAGCGATGCGTTCGGATTGCGAAGTGCGATGGAAGACTTCGACTTGCGTACGCGCGCGGCCTTCGGCTTCGCGACGCGCACCTTCGCCGCCTTGACCTTCGGCATCTTCACCTTCGTCGAGCCCATCGTTCCCTTCGTGCCGCGAATCGGCTTCGGGGGTCCGGGCATCAGGGAAATGCCAGGCAGGCCACCTTCTGACGGCATGCCGATGTAGCCGGGCATTACTCCTCCTCGGGGCGCGACTCATGGCACACCGGGCAGTTGACCCAGTAGTACCGGTTGCGCGCGCCGCAGTTCGGACACGACCAGTCGGCGCGGTTCTGAACATACACCATCCGCCAACCGGCGTGCGTGCCGTTCTTGACGTTGACGTGCATTAGTGAGCCGCGACGCGGAAGATGTCGCAGTGATAGGTGACGTTTGTATTCGCCGACGTCACGAGGCGAAAGCGCCGATACCGTCGCGCGATAGGGTTCGAGAGGAACGCAATTTGCGCGCCGACGGCCGTAGCTGAGCGCGTCGACTGCGAGATCGTGTCAGACGCATCCGTGATGTACCCGACGTCGTACCAGTTGGCCTGTGCATCCGCCACCGTGGTCGGATCATCGGGAGACGCCTGGACCTTCCAGGTGACGGTGGGCGTACTGCCGACCGCCTCCACAACGAACTGAAAGACGACGGCCTCGTACCCCGCCCCAACATGCACGCCCGCGTGCGTGTTGTTGCCAGTCGAACCCGCAGCCGCGAGTTCAGCCTGATCGTACAAGGAACCTCCTTAGAAGTAAGCGCCGCCGTGAACGTGCGGCAGGAAAGTCGCCAGAGCAGCTAGTACTCCGGGCGCGGTTGCAACCGTCGAGCCGACCGCATTTGCGGCGGTGACATCGACAGACAACGTGTGCCCCATGTCCCCCGCGGCAACGGTGTATGACGGAAGCACAGCGCCAGTGATCGCAGCGCCATCGCGCTTCCACTGGTACCGGTACTTCACCGGAGCGTTACTCCAGCCGCCTGGTGACGCCTGAAGTATCTGCCCAGTAGAGGGTGAGCCACTGATGCTCGGGAGTGAGGTGCTCGCAGGAGCACTTAGTGCGCCGCCGCCAAAATCATCGACAGTCGGAGCAGCCTGCGTCTGACCGGCGATCTCAATCTCAAACTGGAGCGCTGAGCGGTACGTATTTTCGACGACCCTGAACTCTTCCGTCCAAGCGCCTCCGCTCGGCTTGTACCAGCAGATGACCTGTGTCCCGACGATCTGCAGGCAGATTTGGTCACCGGTCGTGAGGTTTCTCGCGGTGTTGTTAGCGAGCGCCGATCCAGCCCCGGCGGCGTATTTCGTGATCGCTACAGCCGGGTTGCTCCAGCCGCCGTTCGAGAACATGAGGTCATAGCCGTTCTTGTTGACCGGATCCCAGATGAAAACGTCAGCTTCGCCTTCAGTGTCCGCGTCAGAAACGGTGATCCATGCCTCGCAGTTGCCCGTGTAGACGCCCGAGTGGTAGCTTCCCGCACGCGAGAACGTACCTGCCCCTGACTTGCGGACTATTGCTGTGCCTGTTGCCTTCAACGCTTCGCCACCAAGTGCGGTCTGCGTCCACCCGCCTGTGCCACCGGAGAGCAACGTTCCCGCCGTGTATCCGTTGAAGTTGTCGATGACCGCTGTCTGCGTTCCTGGCAGCACCGAGAACCACTCGGGATCCATCGCCCACATGCTGCGCGTGTTTACGCTGTCGTAGCCAGTCGCGATCAGGTAGCTGTTCGTGATGTGCAGCCGAGGCGCATCACTCGTCGTCGAGTCACCCAGCGGGTTGCTGATGCTTGAGAACGTGTTGCCGCCATCGGTCGAGTAGATGAAGCTATGCCCTGTGCTGCCAGTCGGGGTAGCGCGGCAGAGGATGCCGACGAAGTTCCCCTGGATGGCTACATCGGGGTGGTCGAGGCTGAAACCGCCGTTAGCGATTCGCTTGATTGGCGTTCCCCACGTAGCACCGTTATCAGTCGATGTGAGCGTGTAGACATCAGCGATCTGTGGCGAGCTATTCCACGGCTTGTTCGCAACGATCCACCACACGCCGTTCTCACCGACGATGCGCGGACGACCGTAGTCCTTGGTCGACGTGATCTTCGTCGGTGCGGCGCTCCAAGTCTGTCCGTGATCGCTTGACTTGGCGATCCAGATGTCCCCAGGCTTGTTCTGATTCAGCCCGTCGTCGTAGTACGAACAGATGACGGTGCCATCCGCGAACCCGGCGACATTCGGCTCGTACGCGCCAACAACCGTGCCGGTGTAGACCTTGGCTGCGGCTGCCCACGTCACGGCACCCGTCGTGTACGTACCGGTGCGCCGCCAGAGGCCGTCAGTCGTGAAGGTCGAGTTCGACTCGTACGTCCAATGCACTGAGATGCTGCCGTTGTACGCCCAGACGCCTACGCGGTAGAAGCTGTCGAGTCCAGTGTGCGCAGTGCCGTCGTCGAGCGTGTCGCTCGTCCAGGTTGCGCCGAGATCGTCGCTGTGCGCGATCAGCAGAACGCCCTTGTTCGAGACGTCGTCGATGTTGTGCCCGTAGGCGACGAACAGACGCCCATTCGTGCCGACCGTGGGGTCGTATGCGACCGGCTCGTTCAGCATCACGTCACCGCTCGAAAGCGTCGAGGCAATCGTCACGGCCGCCGCGAACGTGTTACCACCGTCAACCGACTTCTGGATCTTGACGTTGCCCGCGCCGTCGTAATAGACAACGAAGACGGTGTCCGTACCGGGAAGCGCGAAGAAGTGAACCTCGGTCGATCCGAAGTTCGTGTTCTTCTGAGCAGACCATGCCACCGAGCGTCCACCTCCCTTCTTGAAGACCAAAGCCCCCGGTTACATGCCGAAGCAGAGGTAGTTCCGGGGGCTCACGTTGGGAACAGAAGGTGCCGCCATCGGGACGTTCAACGCTCAGGCAGACCGGGCGTCGTCCAGAGCACAGACCGCGAAGGCACGGGTGCCCCCGGCCAACCGTCACACGCTCAACGAGCCTCTACGCCCCAGCGCGGTCAGACATCACATCCGCCAGAGCTGAGCCCAGCAGCCGCGCGCAGACACGCACGTACGCGTAACGCACGAGTGCGTCAGCGGCCACCTTCACGAACCCAGCCCCACCTTTGATCAGACCCGACCGCACGACATGACGTCGTCCGACCCTAGCGCCCAGCCTAGAACGCCTCACGGCCCCCCGGCGGCACCAAGTCCCCCGCGCCGGAATCGAACCGGCCACGCCTCGTCGCAGGGTGTTCCACTTTGCGAGGGGATGACGGCCCCGCCCACCGTCCGCCGAAAGCGGGGCCATCTCTAAATCCCCCGAAATGGGCGTGGTCTACAACCTGGCCCGATTACTCGCGCCGATGGGAGTGCTCGGCTCGGGCTTGCGGCCCGGCCTCGCGCGGACCTATCATCGGCCTATGCACTGGTTGATCGGGGTCAGCAGCTTCGTCGCGGTCGTCTGGGGTGTCATCTGGCTCTACGGCATCCTCACCGGCAAGGGCGGCTAGCGGCCCGAGGCTCGGGGCACCATCCGGCCTGGTGCGGGACACGGGTGGTGCCCCTCAATGGTGCTGGGGTGCAGGGGGTACAGGCCCGCTCACGCGGGCCACTTTGTGCGGGGGCAGGTCCCCTTCGGGACTTGCCCGTACTGACAACGTAGAAGGCCCTCAGGGGACCTGCCTCTCCTCTTCTATAAGTACTAGGTACTTATATCGCGTTATAAAGTCCAGTTTGTACAGGCCCGACCTCTAGGAGGGCTAGATACCGGCTTGTACCTAAGGAAGCCGGGGCGATGTTGGGCACCTTGGCCCGATGACTCGCATTGCAAACGCGCGATGGGACTCCGAAAGGGGCCTTGCCATGCGCGGTTGGTGTTCAAGCGCGACCGGTCGAGCTGTGCACGAATCGCGTGCGAAGTGCCTGCTTGCAAGGGATCGCTTGTGCAGGAAGTGTGATCCATCGCAATGCAATGCATGGCAGTGGTAAGGGACTGAGCGCGCTCGCTTCAGGCACCGGAACCAGTGGCGATGCATGACAAGGAACACCCACCCGAGCCCTGCCGTACCGCTCGCGCTCCCTCCAGTCAGGTACTCCCGATCCCGGGCACGAGCTGGGGTGAACCTATCGGCGCGGACAAACTCTCAACCTGAACTTGAGGTGACTTGAGCCGATCCACTTGACACCGCTGTACAGCGTCTGTACTGTGCGGGATGCAAGGGAGATACAGCCCTTGTCCGGCGGCCATCTAGGCCACGGTTCCCGCCAGAGAGGAGATCTCATGACGCGCGCACAACGGCGAACTCGTGCCCGCAGGATTGCGGCGAAGAAACCGCTCGGCCAGTACTTCGATCCCTTCGCGGCGGGTATCGCACTGGCGACGAATCCGAACCGTGGCAAGCGTAACGCCCCGAGGCTCGACCATTCGGAGCGCGAGCTAGCTCGGATCCTGGAGGCTCGCCGCGAGGATGTTGAGGTACGCGTGACCGAACATCGCGTCCGCGACTCAATCGGACGGCGCATCCCATCGCAACGCCAGCGCATCTCCTGGGAGTACACCGCGCGCCGAAGTGACTACGACGGCCGTAGCTAGCTCCCATCGCCGGCACTGACTTTCGAGGCCCGCTCCGGCGGGCCTCACTCGTTCCCCATCTCCCGCCAGGAGGACTGACCCGTGGTATCCCTCGCGCCCGATCACGGGCTTGAGCCGTACTACCGGCGCGAACTACTCGCGCGCTATGCGGCGACTGACCGCGCGACGCGTCGCCGTGGCCGCCAGTGGTACCCGCGCGCCGCGGAGATCATGGCCGACCTTGCGGCCGATACCGGCTACTCGGTCGACCAGTGCGTTGCGGTGCTGGCGATCACTTCGCCCGGCATTCAGCTACGGACAAACCTCGACCATACCGCGCGCATCATGCGGGCCGAGTCAGACTCCGGCGGCCGGTTCCCGAACGTCAACCGGCCGAAGATCTCCGCAGTGCTTGCCGATGCGGAGTACGCGTCCGAGTACGTTCGCGGCCCGAAGGTCGGCCCGTTCTTCAAGGCGATCCTCGGCGACGTGGACGCGCTGGTACTCGACCGGTGGGCGTTCTTCGCCGCTACCGGCACGGGTGACCGCGAGGAGATCCAGGGCATGCGACCTAAGGCGCGCGAAGCGGTCGTGAGCGCGTACCGCAAGGCCGCACGTTCCGTACGAATCAGGGTGCGTGACTTCCAGGCGACGGTCTGGATTCACGCTCGCGAGACAACCCCGCTGATCCGGAATGGTCGTCCGGTCACCGTGCGACTCGCGGATATCACCGCCTGAACCGCCGCACTGCGGCGCATGAGGTAGGTCGACAGTCCTCTAAGGGCGCGGATCGGCTGGGGACTAGACGTCCGCCGCGCTACCTACCTCGCAACGTCACTACCCCCGCCAGGAGAACCGATGACCCGCTACACCCTGCACGTTCCGGAGGTGCGCAACGACGGCGCGCCGGTTGAACCTGAGGTCTTCGCCGAAGTCGAGCGCGAGATCCTCGACCGTGCCGAGGGATTCACCCTCACGCACGGGATCGGCGCATGGCGCGGCGATGGCACAACGTACCGCGAGCCCGTGCGCATGTACCACGTCGACGGCGAGGACGTCGACCTGCACGACGTCGCGCTGTACGTAGCGCGGATCCTCGACCAGGAGGCCGTCTACCTGACGGCGCAGGAGATCCTCACCACCCTCGTAACCCCCGAGCGCGTCCCAGCATAGGGCGCGCGCGACTCCCGCCAGGAGGAATCATGGAGTACGCGCAGCACTTCGCGCAGCTATGCGCGGAGCACAACGCTCGCGTTGGGGCTGGCATGAGCGACGACGCGTACGACGCACTGGAAGCGCTGGGCGAGGCCCGCGAACTGGAGGGCGAACCCGAGCCCTGGGACGACGAGTACTGGGAAGGAGTGCTGACCGATGCGTGACGTGGTCGACCGCATCATCGCGTACGAGGCTGGCGAGATGGACGAGGACGAGATGGTTGAGTTCTTCCAAGACCTCGTCGACCGCGGCCTCGTCTGGCAGCTCCAGGGTCATTACGGGCGCACCGCGTACGCACTGATCCGCGCGGGCCTCGTCGACGATCACGGACGCGGTCCCGAGCTGGGGCTGCAATCCGTTCAGTAGTTGCCGCACGGCCTGTCGACTTCGAGCGCGACTAGCCCGCTGGACGAGGCACGCACGCGCACTATCAGCGATCCGTACCCAACCGGATCGACGTGTAGCGACGAAAGCGCAGCGGTTGAGGGGCTAACGGCCGGTGCCTCCACGTTACGAGGCCCGAAGACCCTGACGGGCCTTCGGTGTGCGCACGCGTACCTGGCGGCGTAGTGCGCACATCGAAGTCCCGCCAGAGGAGATAAACACTACATGAAGAACCTACGCGCCCTTGGGCTGCTTGTCGTCGGACTCGCAGTAGCCCTGTCCCTGATCTACGCGGTCGACGCCCTGCTCTACGGCGGAGTATGGGGCATCGGGGGCACGCTCGTCGCGCTGTCTGCGCTGCTGATCGTGCTCCTCGCGGAGGAGTCATCATGAGCGCCTGCACACACTGCCAGCACGAATGCGACCTGCTCGTGATCGGCGCAGGCCCGGCAGGGCTCGCCGCGGCGGTCAACTCCGCGAGCGAAGGGCTGCGCACGATCATCCTGGAACGCTCAGGCGCGGTCGGCGGCCAGGCGTCCTCAAGCTCGCGGATCGAGAACTACCTCGGTTTCCCCGCGGGCCTGACGGGCGCACAGCTTGCGCAGGCGGCGCACGACCAGGCCGTCAAGTTCGGCGCTGACATCCACGCGGACGCACAGGTCATCGACCTGCGCAGCGACGGAGACGTCAAGCAGGTCATGTGCGAGAACGGGTCGGTCTACCGCTGCACGACGGCGCTGATCGCGTCAGGCGTTACGTACCGGCAGCTTGACGTTCCCGGCATCGCGCACCTGATCGGCCGAGGCGTCAGCTACGGCGTGTCCCCTGACCAGGCCGAGGAGTACCGCGGGAAGCGCGTCTTCATCGTCGGCGGCGCGAACAGTGCGGGCCAGGCCGCAGTGCACCTGGCGCAGCATGGCGCGGCCGTCGAGATCCTGACCCGCTCGCCGCTCGAAAAGAGCATGAGCGCGTACCTCGTGCACCGCTGCAACGAGCACGAGAACATCATCGTCCGCGAAGGAGCGCGCGTCGCTGCGGTGCGCGGGAATCACGAGCACGAGCTGGCGCACGTCACCGTCGCGGATCCCGACACCGTCACGACCGAGGATGCGGCGGGCCTGTTCATCTTCATCGGCGCTGAGCCGAGAACGGACTGGGCTCCCGCGCTCGCGAAGGACGCGCGAGGGTTCGTACTCACCGGCCCGGACATTCCGGGCGACAGCCTGAACCTGTACCGGCGGCCCCCGGCGTACCTCGAAACGAGCCTGCCGGGCGTGTTCGCAGCGGGCGACGTTCGGGCGAATTCGGTCAAGCGCGTGTCCGCCGCAGCGGGCGAGGGCGCGATGGCCGTCAACTTCATCCACCGCTACATCGAGGGCTTCTCCCGCCAGAAGGAGGCAGTCGCATCATGATCGAGCCGATCAACTACGTGCTCAAGCAGCGCTCCGAAGAGGACGCGCGATGGCGCAGTGCGCACTCGTGGCTCAAGGGCTACTCGGACGCAGTGCTCGACCGTCCCGAGAACCCGAACGGCACGCGTGTCCCGACGCCTGATCCGGCCGCGTACCGCCGCGGTTATGCCGCAGGCGCACTCGGCGTGAGCCCTGCCGTCGCTGAAGTCGAGTCGACTGACGCGCCCTGATGCCCGGCGTAGCTCAGATCTGGCTCACCGATGATGAGCTGAGGGTGATCGAAGCTGCGTTCCCGTGCCTTGTAGCTCACGCGAAGATCAGGCTGCCGGGTGCGGAGAGTCTCATGTCGAAAGTGCGCGCCGCCCGTGAGGGCATCGCGTGTCCCGCCAGAGAGGAGAACGAAGCATGATCAAGACGGACGGCAAGCCGACCATCGCGTGGGCTGAGCCGCACGCGTGCGAAACGTGTCGGCCGAAGCCGGTTGATCCCCCGCAGCTCAAGACGGTCGACGAGCTGATCGACGAGGTGCTGGGGAAGCGATGACGCACGGACTGGTGGTCGTCGGCGGCGGGCTGATCGTGCTCGCCGCCTTGATCCCGAGTGCGCTGCTCGTGCAGCGCGCGACGGAGTACCGAGCATGGCTCGGCCTGCTCACCTTCTTCGCGACGATGGCGAGCGTGATCGTCCTCGCGTGGGGCTACAGCGTGGCGGCGAAGTGATGCCGACTGCGACCCGTAAGCGCCGCGCGCGCGTCGTGAAGGATCCGAAGCTGCGCGAGAGCAGCACCACTTTCCACGTCTTCGACGGGGACGGGAATGAGCGCACACCGGCTCAGCCCGTCCAGGCTCTCGCGCTCGTGCGGGCGCAGAAGCTCGCGCAGGATGACGTCGTGGACACGTTCTACGTCGAGCGGCACACTCTGTTCGGCCCACCCGTCGAACTGTTCCGTGTGCTGCGCGAGGAGGACGGGTCAGTCAGCACGTACACGATCAACCCGGAGGACTGATGGCTGAAACCGAATCGCTGATGGGTTGCGGCATCGCGGCTCTCGGAGGGGGCGCTTGTGCCCACTGAATATCAGGTGCAACAGGCGACGAATCGCCGGATGCGGCTGCTCGCGCTCATCGACCAGGAGCTTGAGAACGCGACCAAGCGGTTCGACCGTTTCAACTCGCCGCATGAGGGCTGGGCCGTCATCCGCGAGGAGCTAGACGAGCTATGGGAGCACGTTCGCGGCAACACTGGCCGCGACGAGGCGGCGATGATCGAGGCCGTCCAGATCGCCACGATGGCGCTCCGCTACGTCTACGACCTCGGGAAGGACGCGCCGCTGCCTCACGAGGAGAACGCGCTCCGCGACTACCTCGAACGGTTCAAGCGGGTGAGTTCGTGACAGCCCCACACGGCACTCGAAGCGCGCTTCTGATCCCTTCGGGCGGGTAACCCGGAGGGCTCCAAGACCCCACTCGTTCGCGAGCGGGTAGCAAGACCAGCAAGGCCAGCCACAACTCAGGCTGGGGAGGGAGATCGGCGCAGGGGTGCGCCGATCAGCCTGACGGACGTGTACCGGGCGAGCAGAGGGCTACTGCAACACCGGCACCACCTGTCAGGGCCGCGCAAGGGCGGCGAGTACATGTGTCGAAGCGGAACGGGGATCGAGCCCGTCGACCGCTGCATGGCGTTAGGCCATGCCGGAGGGCAGAAGTAGGCAGTCCGACCGGCGCGCGTCACCATGCGCGCGCGTAAGTCGACCGGACGCCTACTGGTGCCCTCTGTCGCTCACTGCGACTCCTGCCCCTGCGCGGCTCGGACTTACCCACCCGAACCGTGCAGGGGCTTTTTTCGTTCCTGCACATCATGTCATCCCGCCAGAGAGGAGTCGCACACACAATGACGTACCAGCAGCACATCGAGCAGCTCGCGAGGCAGCTCGGAGCGCACATCAAGTACGAGGAGAACGAGTACGGAGGCGCGCTCACGGGCAGCTCGAACACACAGACAGGCGTCCTGACGCTGTCCCCCTGGACGGAGAAGTTCGACGCGATGCAGTACTGGATCGCCCTGCACGAACTTGGCCACCTCGCGCACAACCACATCGGCTCGGCGCTCCTCGCGTTCACCGGACGGAAGGAGCAGATCACACGCCAGGAGGCGGAAGCGTGGACATGGGCGCTCGACCATTCCGCCTTCCCGCTCAGATCGGACGGACGGGTGGCCATGGCGTACAGCATGACGTCATACGCACAGACGGCTGGGTGGCCCGACGACGACGTGAACGTGCAGCGAGTTGCCGCCGCAGCAGGGCGGGACATCGACTGGCAGCTCGCGTACGACGCGGCCCGCATCGAGCCGCCGGGGCGGCCCTCGCAGCGTCAGGTCACGGCGCTCTGGCACCGCGCGTACGACGAGGCTCAGCAGGCCGCAGAGGGGTTGAAGCGGGCCGCCTAGAGACGGACCCGTTTCTCTCCACGACGCTCTGGCCTAGCCTGCACCGGCTTGAGCTTGTACTCCTTCACGAGCCGAGCGACCTCCTCGTCGGTGAGGTCGCCCCGCATGTCGACGCGCTCGTCGTCGTAGAACATCACGCGCACACGAGCGCCTGTCTGGGGCGCGATCTGCTCCCCGGACTTGTCACTCCACAGGACGGTTCCACGAGCCATAGCAGTACCTCCAGTTGGGACTGTACAGCTCCGAGAATAGCACACATCCACCGAAAGGAGTAGGCCGTATGGCCCATCAGTACACGCCGCCGGACAAGGGCGACCTCCTGCTGCTGGCAGGGGCGCTGGCCCGCGTCGCACACAGCGGCCAGGTCAGGAGCGGCGGCGAGCCGTACATCGCGCACGCCTCCCGTGTGAGCGCGTCCGCGTTCGAGAGCGACGCGAGGGGCAACTACACGGGCGCGATCCTCGGGTACCTGCACGACGTCGTCGAGGACACGGTCGTCACCCTGCGCGGGCTGCGCGAGCTGTTCCCGCAGGAGATCGTCGACGGGGTCGCACTTCTGACCCGCGGTGAGGACGAGCTGTACACGCACTTCATTCATCGCCTGATCCGGTTCGGGTCGGACGACGTCCTGACGGTCAAGCTCGCGGACCTCGCAGACAACCTGCGCGACCTGGATCAGTCGAGCTTCTCCCTGGAGAAGCGGGCAGTACTCCGGGAACGCTGGACGGTCACGCTGGAGAAGATCCTCGCGGAGCAGGATCGGCGGGGCACGGACATCTTGCCTCACGCGGCCTAGTGCCGCACTGCGGCGGTTGGGTAGCCGTCGCGAAACCCTGCAAATTCCCGCCAGAAAGGACATCTGTGCAACAGAGGGCACGCGGCAAACGCCGCACTGGGTACCTGTATTCCGACTCCACTCCCCGCATCCCGAAGCCGAAGCTCGACCCCGGCCATGTCACCCCGTCGAAGGACCCCGGCACGGTCAAGGCTCAGCTCCTCGGCAAGCTCGGCCCGCGCGGCTACCAGCGCCTGATCGGCGAGCTGCGCGAAATCAGTGAGAAAGCTGCCTGACGGTTCGCCGTCAGAGCGCCCCGACCGTCCGCTACGCAGCCGCTGCGACGGGGCGCGGTATGGCTCCCATCTCGCCCGCACTAGACGCCTGGACCCGCTGTAGTCGGAGAGGCTGACGTGTTGGCGCGGGAGTCCGCGGCTGCATCCTTCTCAAACGCTCTAAAGGAGGCCATGCTGAAGGACAGCGCCCGCATCGCTGCGCAGAAGATGCCGAATCAGGCGAAGATGACTGTGCAGAGGGTGCGGGCCAAAACCGGCTGGGACGAGAAGGTTCTCCACGTCCCCGCCGACATCGCGGTGATGGTCGTGTCAATCACGTCCGTCTCCGGACTGGGCGTGCTTGCCGCCCTCACGCTCGTCGCCCTCATCCTGCTCGCGGCGGTGGTGTTCCAGTGATCCGCCGCCGTGATGCACCGCGAGGCGACGACCTCGACCTGTGGTGGGAGGTCGGCACGATCCACACCGGGCACGTCGGTGCGAACCAGCAGACGCCGGTACTCGACCGCACGGACGAGGACGACCTGCGCGACGAGCTGCGTGACCGCGACTCGCGCCGGATCCGTCCCGGCTTCTACGCAGGGCTCGACTACGCCATCCCACGCGAGGACGAAGAGGAGGTGGTCGACGATGGCGAAGCAGCCGGAAGGTCCGATCTCCCAGACATCTTCGACCCAGCGCTCGCTGACTGAGCGTGTCGAGGAACTGGAGCGCCGTACGGACGCACTCGCTACGGCGCTCCTCACAGTGACCCAGTTGGTACTCGACCCGCCAGAGGAGGCCTGATTGGCTGTCTTCGTATGTCTGCTGCTCGCCGTTATCGCTCTCGCAGCGCTCGCTGCCGCGGTAGGGGCGTGAACCTCAGTCAGGAAGAGCTGGAGCGGATCATCGAGTGGGGTCGTCGGGTGTTCGTGCGGACGTCTGAGCCGTGGAGCATCGTCGACGACGACCTGTTCGAGAAGCTCCAGCGCGCGCTGAGATCAGTACAGACGCGCTAACAGGGCCAGTCTGTACACGAGCCTAGGGCTCATCAGTACCCCTAGTACTACTAGCTAAGGAGAGCCCGGCCTTGATCGGGCAGCGCCGCTTGGCCCTCGCGGGCCGCGGCGCAGGGCCCTCAAGTCATCGAGCCGGGGCATGTCCGGGGTCGATCTTCCGGCCGCGCCCCGGCTCGTGACACAAATCGACCATCTCACGCCCGTATTTATGGAAAGGAGATTACGCTGACCGATCACTCGGTCGAGGATCTGTACCGCGACATTCGCGCAGACCTCGTCCGCCCCGGCGCACAGACCGCGGAAGACGCGCTCCACGACGCCTTTGTAGAGCTACTCGAAGGACGCATCGGACCGGAAGACCTTCGCCGCCGCACCCGGCGGCACACTGACCAGCGCTTTCAGCGCGTCCGTCGGGAGCGCAAGCGGGTTGACCGTCTCATGACGGACTCCCGCCTGCGCAGCGATGACCCGCCCACCGGATCAGACGTCTGGACTAACGGTCCTGGCGCTGGCGAGGTTGGTGGCTTCCCGTGGAACCCGCTCGGGGAGCGGACTTGGTCGTAGAGCCCTACCTGGGGCTCGCCGACGAGCTGTACGACTCGCTCCTGAAGCTGAACGGTGAGGAGCGGGACGCCTGGATCCTGACAGAGCTGCGCGGCCTGACTGTGCGCGAGGCTGCCGACGTTCTCGGGACGTCGTTCAAGACCATCCACCGTCGCGCCGAGGCCGCGCGCAACTACATGCAGAAGGAGCTTGCAGCCTGACACAACTTCTGCCGTTCGACATCACGGAGATCCTCCAGACGGAGCTGGAGCGGGAACGTCGACCGAACGACTTCCTGCTCCACGCTTCGTCGCACCTTGAAGGCTCGCTGCGTCATGCACAGCTCGACGTAGCCGGAGCCCCGAAGGTTCGCGAGGACTTCGTACGCGGGATGCCCCTCTGGATTGGCTCTCTTCTACATGAAGACATCCACCGCATCCTGCGCAAGACCGGCGTGCCGTACATGGCCGAGGTCAACATGACCCCGTGGCTCCCCGCAGGCTGGGGCGGCACCGCCGACGCGTTCTTCTGGAACCCCGATCTGAAGGCGTTCGTGCTCGCGGACTTCAAGACGTCCAAAGGCGAGTCGATGCGCTACCTGATCCGAGACGGTGCGAAGGTCGAACACATCAAGCAGGCGAGTGCGTACTGGCATGCCGCCCGCAAGATGGGCCTGCCGCTCGTGAAGAAGATCGGCGTGTACTACCTGCCAAAGAACGACACGCGGTCGAAGGACGACCTGATCGAGCCGCTGCTCATCGACTTCGAGCCCCTCCCCGTGCGGGAACTGGCGAAGGAGATGAAGTACCGGCACGGCCGCGTGTCCGAGTACATCGACTCGCTGCCGCCGCGGCTTCAGTCGGGTGCACCGACGCAGCAGACGTACGACATGCTGCTGCCGATGTACCTGACGGATGCGCTCGAACCGGTGCAGGAGCGTCAGCAGAAGGTGTACTGGGATCGGAACACCGACGTCTGGGAGCTGAAGCTCGTTCCGCACTGGTCAACGATGTTCTGCCCGTTCCCGCGGGAGCTGTGTGACTGCGGTTCGCAGGGTACGACGAAGATCGGCTTCTACGACATCGACGGCACGTACTACGCCAGGACCGGCTACGAGGACATCGAGCCGCTGGTATCGCCGTCGTAAAGCGTCGGCTGCGGCTGGTGTGCGCTGTGCTCTGCCGACAGCACAGATCGAGGCGCACACCCCGGCAACCCGAGCCGGGCGCGAATCGGTACGGAAGGGGGAGTCACTCGTCAGCTCCGGCGCAGTGCCGCTCGCCGGGCTAACACGGTCAAGAGCGGATAGACGTCCCTGCTTAGGTGAAAAAGCTGACCAAGTCCCGGCTTCCGCGGGCACAACTTGTCTACCTCTGGCCCCGCCACAAGCGGGGCCTTTTCTCGTTCTAGGAGGTTTCTCTGGCATTCACCGCGGCGCAGCTTGACCGCCTGACACAGCCGATTGATCCGAAGCGGGTCAAGTCGCGCTCGCAGAGCGGGCAGAGCTTGTCCTACATCGAAGCGCACGACGCGATCCGGACCGCGAACGAGGTGTTCGGTATCGGCGGGTGGGGCTACGAGGTTGTAGAGCTGACGCACCTCGGCACCGAGCCTGCAAAGAGTCGCTCGTCCGGCAAGGAGGGGTTCCGTGTCGGGTACCGCGCTGTCGTGCGCGTGACGGTTTACGGTACGCAGCCTAATCTGAACCAGACGCCTGCGAGCCCGAGTCGTCCGCCGGTCACGTACAGCGACGTCGGGTTCGGCGACAGCGTCGACTACTCCGGCTCGACCATCAGTGTGCACGAGCTGGCGATGAAGGAGGCCGTCAGCGACGGCGTCAAACGCGCGCTGAAGAACCTCGGCGACCAGTTCGGGCTCGGCCTGTACGACGCTGAGCGTCGCGCTGATGTCGAGCGCCGCCGCGGTCTGAACACGGAGGCCGGTATCAAGCGCGAGGTCTGGAAGATCGCGCGCGAGCGCACCGGTAAGGACAAGCCGACTGCGGCCGAGGTGGCGAAGACGTTCGGACGTAAGGCTGGCGAGCTGGCGGACGTGACCGTGCTGCGTGAGATCCTGGAGCAGGAGGGCGCGCTCTAAGGTGCTGCACGCGCTCGCCCACTTCTTCCTGCACTACACGGGGTCGGACAACGTGTCCGGCCCCTGGTACGGGTTCTTCTCCGGGTTCGGTTCCGATCTCGGTGAGGTCACCCTGCTCGCAGGTCTGATCACTATCGCGCGTCACCGCAATTGTCACGTGAAGGGCTGCTGGCGACTCGGGCACGCGGACCCGGAGCACGGACACCCGGCCTGTCGACGACATCACTCTCGATCCCACCTCGTGGGCGGAAAGGTGCAGTCATCAACAACAAGCTGATCCAGCGCTTCGCGGCGCTCTACGCAGGACTGACGTTGATCGTCGGCCTCGCGGGCTTCGCGGCGTACAAGGCGTACACGATCCCGTCCGTTCCGCAGCCTAAGACGGTCGTGCACAAGCAAGACCTCGGCAACTCGAACGTCGTCGAGATCGCAGAGCAGACTGTCGAAAGTCAGGCGACTCAGGCGGGCGTGGTCGTTCGCAAGATGACCGCGGCCGACGTACATACGACGCCGACGGGTGCAACGGTCGATCTCGTCGTGGACGCAGTCGACCCGATCTCAGGGCAGGCGCAGCGGCTCAAGCTCCGCGTGACCCTGACGAAGGGCCTGTACTCCGTCTCGAATGTCGTCCGCACCGGGTAGTGCCGCGGCTCAAGGAGTTCCGCTGGGACTCGTGGGCCGAGCACACCTTCCGCGCAATTCGTGAGGACGATCCGGACATCATCGCGGTTGATACGGAGACGCGCGGGCTCGGGTTCTACGACGAGCCCTTCGCCGCCACCCTCACGTGGCGGCGGCCTGACGGATCACTGAAGTCAGGCTACATCGACCTAGAGAGCGGCGACCTCGCGTGGCGAATCACGGAGCTTCGTACCGTGCTGATGCGTACTCCGGCCTGGGTGTTCCACAACGCGAAGTTCGACCTGCAAAAGCTGAAGCTCATCGGTGCGATCAACGATCCGATGATCGAGCGCGTCGACCTACACGACACGCAGACGCAGTACATGCTGCTCGACGAGAACCGCACTAAGGGCTTGAAGGACTTGGCTGTGCGCGTGCTCGGCTACGACGACACCATCGAGGTGGAGATCAAGTCGGGCAAGAACAAGGGCCAGTTCAAGAGCGTCCCGAAAGAGCAGCACAAGCTCAACGCGGTCCGTCGCAAGCTCGGCCTGAAGAAGGACGACGGCTACCACCTTCTGCCGCGCGAGGTCCTGATCCCGTACGCGCTACGGGACACGGAGTTCACGCTGCAACTGCACGAGCGGCTGTACCCGCGCCTGCGCGCGAAGAGCGACCCGAAGCTGCTCCAGCTCTACAACGACTCCATGCGGCTCAAGCGCGTGCTCCTGCGCATGGAGGGAGACGGGTTCGCGCTCGACGTCCCGTACACGGAGGCAAAGGCGTCCGAGTACGGCGTGCGCGTGATGGAAAAGTGGGATCGCGTTGTTCAACTCGTCGGCGACGCGGACTTCAACCCGCGCTCAACCGATCAGGTCAAGGCCGCCTTTGCGCGACGTGGGGTCCACCTTCAGGACACACAGGCGAAGACGCTGAAGGAGCTTGACGACGACCTCGCTCGGGCGCTCCTGGAGTACCGGGACGATTTCAAGATCCACACGACGTACCTGATCGGCCTGTTGCGCGAACAGCGGAACGGCCGCATCCATCCGAACTTCAACGACGACGGTGCGCGGACTGGGCGCATGTCGTCCTCATCCGCAAAGGAGTGACACTGGAAGACACCGAGAAGGTCGTCCTGGCAGTACAGGAGGACGATCACGGGCACATGACCCTGATCATCCACGGCGAGCCGGAGATCATCTCCGAGCTGGCCGAGGCGGTCGTTGTGCTGATCGCGACCATGGCGGACATCGTCGATGCTGAGAGCTACGTTACGGATGATCCGGTCGGCGCGATTCGCGAACTGGACGGCGACACCGAGGATCCCGCGGCGGCGGCGTAGTGCAGTTCGTCGAGACTCTGATCACCGACGACCAGGCCCTGAAGATCCGTCTCGCGCTCGACCTGATCCTCCAGGATCCGGACCGGTATGTCATGACCGACGAGGAGCGTGACGAGTACCAGCGCCTGGCCGTCTTCTACGGCGTGGTGGCCACTGACCCGTCCCGCTTCGCCCCGACAGGGAAGAATGCGCAGACGGTCAAGAGCATCGTTCGTCGTGTGAAGGGTCCGGCGCAGCCGCAGTCGCGTCGTAATCGGCGCAAGATGCGCCAGGAGCGGCGCAGGGCACATCAGAAGCTGATGCGCTCCCAGCGCCGTGAGTTCGCTGAGCAGTACAACGCGGCGATGCAGACGTTGCGTTCGGAGGCCGAGGAGGCCGGGCGCGCAGCGGCTGAGGTTGAAGAGCGGTTCGCGGCAGAGCCGAAGGTGATGGTTCTCGCCGCCGACGGAACACCGGTCATGCGGGGTATTCCTGCGTCGATGGTTGTACCGGAGCCGGAGAGCCTCGACGAAGCACCGAAGATCATCCTGCCCGGCACTGCTGAAGCGCTCGGGCTGGTGGAGTCGTGAACGAAAGGACACCATGTTGAACAGCGAAACAAAGACTCGTGATTCCATTGCCGCTTCGACGCGCGACGAGGCGCTGAAAGACGCGTACATAGCCGAGAGCAACCTTCTTGAGGAGTACAAGTTGTTGCGCAAGTCATGGGAGCGCAACCCGGAGATGACGGCGCTGGCGTCGGGCGTGAAGGCACTCCGGAAGTGCATCGCCGTGTTGGAGGCCCAGTCCGATGCCTGATGCCGCGCCGACGGACGAGTTCGAGTCGCCCACGGTGATCGCGGGCTACGACTACGCGCCACCCGAGGAGCCGTATGTGGGTTACCCGGTGAAGCTGACGAAAGTCGAGGCACGGCGGCTTCAGAAGGCGCTGACGATGCACGTTGATTACCCCGACCTCGAACCTGAGTACCAGGAGTTGTACGACAAGCTGGAGGCCGTGCTTTGACTGCCGCTACCAGGCGTCCGTTTGAGCACACCGCTGACGATGTTCTCTCTCGGCTTCAACGAGCAGAGGAGTGGTACGGCTTCTCGGGCATCTCGGATGATGTCGCGGAGATCCTGCGGCTGGTCGAGGACTTCGGTGAGGCGAGCCTGATCCGTCTGGTGCGAAAGGTGGCCTATGGCGACTGAACGCTCGGTTGCCGCAAACGTAGCCGGGGTCGATGCAGGGATCGAAGCCCCCGGCCAGCGCCCCCCGTACCCTGCTAACGGGGCTACTGCCGCTCAGGTGCTCGCGCTCGCCCGGAGGCTCGGCGAGTCGTCAGAGCCGGTACTCGTGTCCGCATCGCCAGCATCGGGCGATGGCAATGAGCTTCCGCTCGCCGAAGATGTCGAGCCACGCGCTGACGTAGCTGAGGGTCTTCCGCCCGCAGGCGGGGCAGGGGGTTCCGCGCAAGGTCTTCATGCTCTTAGTAAGTACCGGGGCGTAACACCTTCTGCCGCTCCAGAGCGCGAGGCTCCGTGCGGCTGCAAGTGGTACCCGGACGGCACAACCTACAAGTGCCTCAGCCACCCCGATATTCACAACGGCTGTGAAGAACCGGGAAACAGTGAATCTGCCGCTCGCGGTGAGGAGCCGGTCGCCAGGGTGACGGCCGAACAGCTTGCGGCGCACAAGGCCGAGAAGGACGCTGCGTACGCTCGCTCTGCCGCTCGCGCTCGCCGGAATGACGATCTTGTGCAACCGCAAATCGCGGACGCAGATGTATGTCATAACGCCTCTGCCGCTCCGATACCTGTCCAGGAGTTAGCGCGTTGGGAGCGCGAGACGGGCGAACATCGTGACAATTACCCGCTTGATCCTGACGAGTACTGGTCATTGCTCCGTGCTTCCCGAATACGCGAAGCCACGTCCAAGGTTCGGGCTAAGGCAGTCATCGACTTTGTGAAGGACGTGCGCGGAGCCTGAACTTCCAGAACATCCCGCGAGACGACAAGACGGTCAAGCGGGCGATCCTTCCGAAGCGCGGCTCGTTCAGCTTCTTCGACTACAGCCAGATCGAGCCCCGCCTCACAGCGTACTTCGCAGCCAAGATTGGTTACCCGGAGTTCGCTGAGCAGATTCGAAGTGGCGTGGATGCATACACCGCTGTTGCACGACTTGCGACGGCGAAGGACGACATCACGCCCGAAGAGCGACAGGTCTGGAAGCGCGTCTTCCTGGCGATTCTGTACGGCGCAGGTGTAAAGCGCGTGCGAGAGGTCTGGATCGAGGAGACAGGAGAGGTTATCTCCGACGCCCAGTCGAGGAAGATCGTCGACGCGTTCAAGCGCAACTGGCCCGCGGTCAAGGCATTGCAGGAGCGTGTCATCGCGCAGCACCACGAGCGCGGGTACATCATCGGGCTCGGTGGCCGGCACCTTCACATGGAGGAGTTCGGCGAGCACAAGCTCCTGAACAAACTGATCCAGAACAGTGCTGCGGACTGGATGAAGCTCGCACTGCTTCGCGTCGACGAGTGGCTCCTGTCACGGCCTGACGTTCTGTCGCGAATGGTGAGCGTGATCCACGACGAGATCATCTTCGACGGGCCGGAGCGCGAGATCCCGATCCTGCACGAGTCGATTCCGCCGCTGATGGCGGACATCTTCCCTGCGGTGACGGAGGTCGTCCCGGTCACGGTCGATCACGAGGTGTCGGTCACGAACTGGGCCGAGAAGATCGAGTACGAGGAGTGGCTTGACCGAACCCATCAGGCTGCGGCCTGATCTTGCAGTAGAGGACGCCTGGTACGAGGAGCTGGAGGACGGCTACTGGATCGCATTCGTGAAGGTGCGTCGTCGCGGCCAGCGATACCCCGACGTCCTGATGTTCGCTCTCTCGCCGGGCTACAGCCCGCGCGAGGACGGCGGTGAAGAAGCCGCCGAAGAGATCCGGCAGTACTTCGAGAGGGAGCACAACTGACAAACGAAGAGTATGCGGAGGCGCGTGACGAGTTCGCGCGCGCCCTGCTGAAGCTGGAAGAGATTCAGGGCTACTTCCTGGAGGGCGTCGACTTTCGTGACATCGAACCGCCGATCACAGACTGGGACATCGAATCTTCGCTGGACGCGGCGGGATACTGGCTCGACGGCAAGGAGCACCAGCGGTTGCAGGATGCGATGAAGCTGCTGGAGTCTCTGGTCGGTCGGGCACATCTTCGCGCGGCTCGGAAGGACCTGCGTTGAGCGAAGAGTTCACGGTGAAGGACAGCGGCGCACGCGAGTCCTTTGACAGCGGCATGGTGCGCGACACTGAGGAAGGGAAGATCGACTACTCCCTCGTGCTCGACGGGCCGATGTTCAAGCGCTGGGCCGATCACCTGACGAAGGGCGCGAAGAAGTACGCGCCGCGCAACTGGATGAAAGCGTCCGGCCAGGAGGAGTACGACCGGTTCAAGCGCAGCTTCCTGCGCCACGCCGTCGCGTACCTCGAAGGCGAGCGCGACGAGGACCACGCCGCCGCGATGATCTTCAACATCAACGGTATGGAGTACGTGCGCGAGCAGGTGGCGCAGGAGGTGCGCTATCTCGACTCCTAGGGTCGAGGGCGATACGCCGGTACACACCGTCGTCGTCGACTGGGATGGTACGGCGGTTCCGAGCATGTGGCCGGATCGTCCGACCGAGTTCATGCCCGGCTTCGTGAAGAACATGAAGCGGCTGCACCGCGAGGGCGTGCGCCTGATCATCGCGTCCGCACGCATCTCTCCGTGGGATCCGTGGACGGGGCAGCGGCGGGACCCGGCGTATGTGTTCGCGGAGGTGCAGGCGATGCGTGACCTGCTCGACCGGCACGGGCTCGGCTTCATCGACATCTGGACGAAGGACGGAAAGCCGGGCGCGTCGGTGTATGTCGACGACAAGGCCGAGCGCTACGGCGGGAGGCCGGGAAGCTGGGACAAAGTGACGGACAAGATCCTGCTCCGGCTCGGCAAGGAGGACGCTGTGTTCCCTGCAATGGAGGCTGCATGAAGCGATCTGATCAGTACGGCGCGTACACGGCGAACGAGGTGCTGCGCGACATCGACGAGCGACTAGATCGGCTAGAGCGCGCTGTGCTTCTGCTGACGGACGCGCCTGGCAGTCCTCACGCGTCGGCGCAGGCTGCGCGCGACGCACTCTTGGAGGACTAAACCATCGCACTGAGCCCCGAGGCCGTCGCCTGGTTCGGCGCGCGGCGGGGCATTGACCGCGCCACGCTCGAAGCGTTCGGCGTCGACAGCGACGGTCATCGCACGGTGACCTTCACGTACCCCGGCGGGGCGAAGAAGTTCCGCAAGGGGTTCGAGAAGGACGAGGAGGGCGGCAGGCGGTTCTGGTGGGATCCGCCGACAATGGCGGGACAGGTTCCGTTCCTGCCGCCGAACTTCGAGCCCGTCGAGCGCATGATCCTGGTTGAGGGCGAGACGGACACGATGGCGCTCTGGCAGGCCATCCCGGACGATCTGCGGGACAAGGTGCAGGTCGTCGGCCTGTCCGGTACCGGCTCGTGGCGCAAGGCCGTCGCGGAGAAGGGCGGGATCGAGAAGCTGTTCGGCCCGGCGAAGCGCGTCTTCGTCGTGTTCGACCGGGACGACCCGTACCAGAACCCCGACGGCGCAGCGAGCGTCGAGCGGGCCTGGCAGGAGATCCGCAGTGATCTCGGCCGCAAGGCTCGGCGTGTCGTGCTCCCGCAGGGGATCAATGACGTGTCCGAGTTCTTTCAGCGGTACGACTGGGCCGCGTTCCAGGTCCTGCTCAAGCGGGCCAGCGAACCGGTGCGGCACTACCCGCGGCTCGACCTGTCTCGGCCGGTGCCGGATACGGACTGGCTCGTGGAGGACATGCTCGTGTCCGGCGAAGCGACAGCGTTCGTCGGCGACGGCGGTGTAGGTAAGTCGTTCCTCACGATGGCACTCGCACTCGCGGTGTCGGGTGAAGCACCGAGCTTCCTCGGCCTGCCCCTGAAGAAGCACGGCAAGGTCCTGTACGTCGACGAGGAAAACAGCGCGGCCCTCGTGCTCCAGCGCCTGAACGCGCTCGGCATGAGCGACCGGCACCGCGAGAACCTGGAGTACATCTGGTACGCGGGCGTCGACCTACTGAACGAGCCGGAGAAGCTGCACGAGGAAGCGCTCGACATGGAGCCGGTGCTGGTTGTGATCGACTCCATGAGCCGCGTCGCCATCGGCGCTGAGGAGAACAGCAACACCGACATGACCCGTCTGCTTCGGCAGGGCGTCGTGCCGATTGCACGCGACACGGGTGCAGCGGTGGTGCTGGTGCACCACACGTCGAAGGACGGCGCAACGCGTGGCGCTTCCGCGATTCGCAATGCAGCGGATCAGGAGATCAAGGTCGTGCCCGCGCAGTCCGACGGTCGCCCGACCGGCAACCTGAACATCTTCCCGTCGAAGCCCCGCCGCCGCACGAAGGTCATCCAGGCCCGCATTGACGGCGACATGGAGGAAGACGGGTACGTGCGGGTCGAGCCCGCACAGGAAGCAGCACCTTTCTGAAAGACCTCGCAAAGCTGCTCTGGCTGTACGCAGCCCTGGCAGCCGCCATCCTGATCCCACTAGTCCTTGCACGTCACTAGTGGCGACGAACTACACGCGTGGCCGAGCCTTCGAATACCGGGCTCGTAACGCGCTACTGAAGCGCGGCGCGGTTTACGTCATGCGCGCTGCGCAGAGCAAGGGGAAGGTCGACCTGCTCGCACTGTGGCCCGAATCATGGTTCGCTCACGGCGACGGGGGATTCGTTGTGACCCCCGCTCCGGTGTGGCTCGTGCAGTGCAAGACCGGCAGCGCGCGCATGTCCCCCGCTGATAGGGACGCGCTACGCGAGCTGGCGGAGCAGACCGGCGCAGTGCCGGTGCTCGCTGAACCCGGCAAGAACGGTCGCGGCGTCATCTTCACGAACCTTCGCAACCTAAAGGAGATACCCAATAGCTGACAAGCAGTTCCGCACGATCCACGGCGTGATTCAGTTCCCGCCGAAGGACGGCGAGGCCGGTGGCAAGCCGGTGCGCAACATCACCGTGCAGCAGACGGGTTTCGGTCCGTACGCCGTGCGCGTGAGCGCGACCGTTTGGCCGTCGCATGCGCACATCCCGCTCAACCAGGGTGATGTCGTGACCTTCGAGGGTCCGTATACGAAGAACACGACGCACGCGGAGGACGGCACCGAGCGCACGTACCACAACATCTCGGTGACCCGGCTGCGCAACCACGGCCCCATCGACGGCGGCAAGAAGGACGAGACGGTGAACACGTCGTCCGAACCGGTCAACGACGACGACATCCCGTTCTAGAGGCGTAGCACTGCCCGAGGACATGAACGACAAGGTCCGCGCCTATGCGGACCTTGTCGAGTCCATCGCGGTTGAACTCTCAAGGTCCCGACGCGCCGCCTCAGTCGGCGCGGAATACGACGATCTAATGCAGGAGGGGCTGATCGCAGTGTGGATCGCTCTGGAATCTGGGGTCGAGACAGTAGGGCCGCAGCACATTCGGTTTCGGATGCTCAATTACATGCGCTGGCTCGGACGCCACGGAAACGAGGACTACGAGCAGATGCTTCCCTTCGACGATGAGCTTGATACACAGCGACGCTCTGGACTGTCGAAGCGGGAAGCGGCGGGACGTACGAACCTCGGTAAGGACAGCGAGGACGGCTCGCTGCGCACGGAGTATCTGCGCGGCGCATGAGGCCGAACTATCGCCCGCAAGAGGTTCGGGCGATGGTGGAGGAGTACGTAGCGCTTCGGGCCAAAGCAGACACGAGCCCCGGAGGCATGCGTGCTCTGCTCCAGCTCGCCGACCTCGACTATGTGCTAGCCCGTCTCCCTGAGAAGCAGTGGGCCGTCGTACTTGTGCACGGACTCCTCGGACTGAATCAGGAGAAGGCCGCGGCGCTACTGCACATCAGCCAGCAGGCGGTGTCGAAGCGATATCGCCAGGCACTTGAGGACATCACGTATTACATCAATGGAGGCCAGTGAACGCTCGCAAGTACCCCTCGTCCGTGTACCGCGCGCTCCGGCGTGACGGACTCTCGAATCGAGAGATCGCGCGGACGCTGGGCGTGAACGAGTCCTCGGTGCGGCGCGCGTTGAAGAACGCCCCGCGCGAGCAACGGCAGTACCTGATCACCGTCGAAGAAGTTGACTAAGTACCAGCGCTACGAGCGCACCGAGAAGGGTCGTGCGCGCAAGGCGCGCTACTGGGACAGTCCGAAGGGGCGCGAAACCCGACGTCGCGACCATCTCCGAAAAGAGACAGTGCGTCGCGAGGCGCGCATCAACGAGATCAAGGAGTTGCTGACATAGCTAGGTACACCCTGAAAACCGAGGCAGATCTCGGCTGGGACGATGTGCGGCGGACCGTGACGTACATCGCAAATCTCCGTGCGGCGCAGGCTAAGGCGCGCGCGCTGAACCGGATCCTGCCGGACTTGCAGGAGGAGTACGAGGCGGCGCTGAGCGATGGCACGATCCTGGCGCTCGGGCCGGGGCACATCGAGAAGGTCGAGGCAATTCTCGCGGAGGAGCTGGGTGACGCATTCGCGTAGCGGGCTGCTCGTGCCCGCACAGGATCTGCACATCTTGGACTTTGACATCGAGAATCGGCCGCTGAGCTACCTGGGTGGCGACTTCACCACCGGGGAGATCACAGCCATCGCGGCGAGCTTCGTTGGCGAGGAGGACATCTACGTCTGGCTGCTTGGTGAGGACGATCCCGCCGACATGCTCGAAGAGTTCCGGGTGCTGTATGACAGCGCGGACATGGTCACCGGGCACTACATCCGGAAGCATGACCTGCCAGTGTTGGTCGGCGCGCTGCGCGAGTACAAGCTGCCTGCGCTTGGTCCGAAGCTGGCGCAGGATACGAAGCTCGATCTCAAGCAGGCTAAGCATCAGTCCCAGTCGCAGGAGTCGCTTGCAGCCATGCTCGACATCGACGCGCCGAAGGTACATATGACGCAGGATGACTGGCGCGAAGCGAACCGGCTGACCCGGGCGGGTCTGGCGAAGACGTACGAGCGCGTGACCGGCGACATCGTCCAGCACAAGCAGCTCCGCGAGAAGCTCGTCGAGCTGGGTCACCTCAATCCCCCTGTCCTGTGGAAGCCCTAACGAAGGAGAATGTGAGCACGAACGATCTGCGTGACCTGCGCGCGGAGCTGCTGGTCGAGCAGATCCGTGAGGCGCGGGCACAGGCTGAGCTTCGAGAGATCGAGCTGGCTATCGCGCAGGACCAGGAACGCGACCGCGCCGTCAAGGGCGGGCGTATCCGCGTCCTAAACGTCTTCGACGTCATCGCCCCGCCGATGTCCGATAAGTGGATCGACGCCCTGGAGCATTGGGGCATGCGCGATCCCGAGCAGCCGATCCGGATCAACATCAACAGCCCCGGCGGCAGCGTGACGGACGGGCTCGCAATCTACGACACGATCCAGCGCCTGCGCCGGAACGGTCACCACATCACCACGCGGGGCATGGGCCTTGTCGCTTCGATGGCGGGCGTCCTGCTCCAGGCGGGCGACGAGCGCGTACTCGACAAACGCGCGAAGCTGCTGATCCACGAGGGGTCGACGACGATCAAGCGCGACACGCAGCTCACCGCGGGTGACATGGAGGACGCGCAGTTCTTTAGTCAGCTCCTGCGCAAGGACATTCTGGACATCTTGGCCGAACGGTCGACGATGTCGAAGCGGGCTATCGAAAACAAGTGGAAGCGGCGCGACTGGGTACTGACGTCGGATGAGGCATTGAAGTACGGCTTCGTCGACCGCGTTGAGTGAGCCGTCCCTGAAGATCAGCAACGCCTATTGGGCGTTCTGGATCTTTGTTCTGTTCCTCGTCCCTGAGCTGCTCGCGTGGGCGGGCGTGATTCCGATGTACACGCTCTCGCACACATCCTGGCTCGACGAGAAGAAGTACTCCATGCTGAAGACCGCGCTGTTCGGCTTCCTCATGGGACTCGCAGTTCACATCAGGTTCGGCACGAAGCTCCTCCGCGCTGAGTTCGGCGGAATGGTGATCGCGCTGATGATGCACCTGATGTGGGGACTGCTCTAGACTGATGGGCGTTCTCTCTGGCGGGAGAACAAACTGGCCCCCGGCTCTTCGGAGTCGGGGGCCTTTTCGTCGTTCCTAGATCGGGTCGTCCGCGTACAGCTTGAGGATCGCGCGCTGGAGCTGCTCGTCCGCGATGTTCTGGTAGTACCGCGTGCGCACGACGCGAGGCGACCAGCCCATGATCTTGTCGATGGTGTCTGTAGCGACACCGTTTTTGTACAGGGAGCTGGCGACCGTGCGGCGGTAGTCGTGGCCGGCGTACCTCCCCTCGGTGATGTCGGCGAGTATGCGGTAGAACGTCTTGTTGCTCGTCGGGCGAATGACGGAGTAATTCCGGCCGGAGTGCAGGACAGGCACGCCCGCCTCCAGTTTCTGCTCGGCGAGCACCTCCCCGAGCGCGGGGTGGATTGGGACGTGCCGGAGCTTGCCACCCTTACCGACGATGGTGATCGTCCCCTCGGCGAGTTTGACGTTCTCGCCTACCAGCTCGGTTATCTCGTGGCGGCGGAAGCCGCCGTAGGCGAGCAGATGCCAGAGCGTCCACTCGCGGTCGGTGACAAGCCGGGCCTTCTGCTCACGCAGCTCGTCGTTCGGGATGATCCGCGGCTCCTTGTCCGGAATGCGCTCCAGCCGGACGTCGACGGTCGGGTCTGCGGGCACGAGTCCGCGGCGCTGCGCGTACCGGTAGGCCGCGCCGATCTGGGTGAGGTGTGTCCGCTTCGTGTTCGGCCCGCGGTCGAGCGTGGCGAAGTACTCCTCCATGATCACTGGGTCGACTTTCTCGGCCGGGATCCGGTGCGCCCTCAGGTACTGCTCGAACGGGCGGACGGAGTTCCTGTAGTTGATGATCGTCTGCGGCTGCCGGTTCAGCCGGTGCAGACGCTCCTCGTACTGGTTGAAGATGACGCTCATGTTCCCTCCTTGGCGGGAGACGGGTGCTGTACAGATGTAGTATAGTGTCTATACCCCGCTTAGTCAAGCGGTGTACAGCCCACACTCCATCGTAGAGCGGTGTCCTGACGACTCCGGCCGTCCGATCCGGGCGCGGCCGCAAAGAGCGGGATTCGCTTGAGCAGGGCGGCAGAACGCGCTAATGCTGGGC